ATTCACCGAACTTGTCAAACAAGGCATCTAGTACCGCAAAGCCTTCTTCGTTTTGGTACTCCTCTGTAAACGGATTCGTGCCAATGTACATTCGGCTCATCAAGCGAATGGTTTCAATGGGTTTCATCTCAAACGATGCCATGCAGACCTTCTCGCCTTGTTGCATCAAAGACATAGCAATCTGCGCTGTTACTTGGGACTTGCCGTGTCCGTTCATGCCAGCATAGACAGTCATCTCTCCAGGTCGATAGTAGAAAGATTCCCGTGTCTTTTCCCAAGGCATCCAAAGTTTTTTCTCTTTGGAGATGTTCCGCATCCGTTCTTTGATGGACGGAATGTAGAGATTGGCAGATTTGACGTTCTGCTTACTGTCGGTTTCCGCAAGGTATTGCGAGAAGTCAATGTTATCAGGGATGAAATTAGCCATTATTCCCCTCCAAGGATTCGCCATGCTGTTGCAGCACAAAGTGGGACTTGTCCATTGCCAATGGCTTTAAGTCTGTCCACCCTAGCGGCCACCCCATCAGCCACTCGACCCACGTTGGGTTCAGATTGCCACCAGCTTGTGCCGCTAATGTCGGCGTATTTCGCAATGATTCGCTTGGTGCGTTTGTTTCTTTGGCATTGTGAGATGTTGGCGTTGGCCACATTCTCTGCCCCACAATGGTTTCCAAATTCGGATTGCGCTTTTCGTTCCATGCTGATTCGGGCGTTATTGTTGCCGCCATTGCCGAACAACTCCGAGGCGTTGGCCAATTCTCCATTCTTTTTTTCAACGCTTTGCGACTGTTGCTGCCCCCATCCAATCCCGTTGTATTGGGCGTGTGAAATGCGTTCACGTTGTCGGGCGACAATCCAAATCCTGTCCCTCTGATGGTTTGCTCCAACGTCCGCTGCTCCCAACACTCCCCATCGCGCATTAAACCCCATTGTGGCCAAGTCTCCAAGAACGGTTCCAAGTCCTCTAGAAGTGAGCATTGGTGAGTTTTCCACGAACGCGAATCGAGGTTGTACTTCGTGAATGATGCGCGCCATTTCTCGCCACATCCCGCTGCGCTCTCCGTCAATTCCAACTCCTCGCCCTGCTGCGCTAATGTCTTGGCAGGGAAACCCGCCCGAAACAACGTCAACAATTCCTCGCCACGGCTTTCCGTCAAAGGTTTGTACGTCATCCCAAATCGGGAAAGGCGGGAGAAGGCCGTCATTTTGTCGGGCGCACAGTACGCTTGCTGGATAGGGTTCCCATTCAACTGCACAGACTGTTCGCCATCCAAGGAGATGCCCACCAAGGATGCCACCTCCGGCTCCTGCGAACAAAGCAAGTTCATTAAATTGTTGCTTATCAGCCATGCCATAGTTCCATCCATCCCGTTTTAGCCACTTCGCCGTGCATTTCGGTATGGCTTGCACCAACCCACTTCGCCTTTGCCGCTTTGCAAGCGTTAAACAGGCGTTTTGCACGATCTTCTGACCGACTGGTGACGCTCACCCTTAGACCGACCAAGAAGCGCAAATCAAGGGCTTCTGGCACATCGTTGGTCAATGTGACAACAGGATTGGTTCCCATGTCTTCCCAATCTGCCAATGCACTTTCAAAGTCATCCAAATAAACCAGTTCGGGAACCTTGCCCTGCATACGCAGATTGATGATCTTCTCATGACCTTTCATAAAATACCTTTCATTGGTGTATACGTTGCTTTGCTATCTTTGACCCAATCGGCATTGAAGGACTGCCAGTTACGAACAATGATTTCCTTCAAGGCGTTCTCAAGCGTCCATCCAGCCTTCGCTGCTTGTTTGGCAATGCCGTCAATCACAAGTGGAGTGACCCTGGCTTTCTTGGCCTTGCGATGAGTCACAAATTCGTTCCAAACTTCAACAGAAACGCCGTCAGGCGGTGTGATTGCCTTACTATTGTTTCTTGTTTCTTGTTTCTTGTTTAGTTGAACGTCCGTTGAAGGCTTGTTAAATCTACGCTCAGCAGACAGCTTTCCAGCCTTAGATGCTTGCTCGATTTTCGCTCTGTAACGGGCTATTTCAAGGTCTGCTCGTTCGTTGACCCAACCGGCCTCTGTAAGCACGAAAAATTCATGCAAAACGACACCAACTTCTTCTTCCCAATCACGCATATTTACTTGCCGTGCTACAGAAGCTATTCCGCTGTTCAACGGACGTTCAGCGAGATAGTAAGCATCTAACAGTCTGCGATAAGCAATGTCTTCTATTTCGGACAAATGCCGAGTGTGACTGTAGTAGTCCCCAATGTTGAATGGATAAAAGTGCATTATTCAGCCCTGAACTTTTGCAACTTTTGCTTCTTGGGCTTCGCGTGTCCAACGTGATAAAAGCCACAATGTGGGCAGTTGTAAGATTCAAGTGATGGCCCACCCATCTTTCGCCTGTCTATCGTTCCTTGGGCAAGATTTCTAGTGGGATAGGGATGCTTCCCCTCGCACTGGCTTTCTTTAAGTGTCGTGTATGTCATACATTCGCTCCATGTTTACTTTCCGACCGGTAGCCAGTTCGATTGCTCGGACTAGCACAGCTACTACAGAGGCTTCACGGTCATGTTCCTCTGAGTAGATTCGTACACAAGCATTGGCTTGCCAACGCACCAATGAAGCGCAATAAAGTTCGTTTTGTTCATTCATGCAGTAAGACTAGCACAACTTTTGGCAAAAAACATTAGGGTTTTCACCTAGTAAAAAGTTTGCAAAAGGTCAAAGTTTGGCATTAAGATAGCGCCATGCTGTTACTTCACAGCGTTTTTTGGAGCTACTTTATGACTACACCCACCATCCATCTTGCTGATCTTGTCAAGATTGCAGAGGCTTACAAGATTCTTGACCAACTTGTCAAGGAATCACGTTTGACCAATGAGCAACATGGACGTTACTGCGACACCATCATTGGCAAAGTTGTCCTTGATCGTGTCATGTCTTCCTTAAATGTAAAAATTGAGGTGAAAGCATGATCTACACAGTCTATATCACACCCAAGGCCAAGAAGTGGATTGAGACTCATCAAGTGGAAGCTGATAGCGCAGACCAGGCCATCGACAAGGTTCTTGAAGACATTCCATACGATGTGATCTTCGTTGAATGCGACAACATTGCGGAGCATCTATGAACGTCCTAGACCTGCTGGAAAAACAGCGCCAAGACCGCAAAGACAAGCCTTGCACCTGTGCTGCGTACAAGTTCCCACATCGCCGGTATAGCGGCTCTTGTGAAGACGATGGCTCATGGATGGACAACACCGACCGACTCCGCTTGATTGAATGGGAACGTAAATCAGAAAGGTACAAATGAAACTTTATAACGTGCCAAGAAATAGCAAGATCATGCTAAGTGATGGTGTGGTTCTTTTATTCCACCATATTGATGGGATGTACAGTGTGTGTACAGACGAGAATGGAGACATATTCCATATCGGCGCAACAGAAGAAGTAACCATAAAAGAACCCAATGAAAAAATCACCACTAACCCGTAAAGAACAAAAAGCAGCAATTTACCAGCGAGACAAGGAAAAGCGTCTTGCTTACCAGGCAGAGTACAGAGCCAAGGAAAAGGCTAAATACGAGGCTTTGTTGGCAATTGCTCACGCTGCCCTTGAATGTGTAGACAGCAACATGGTTGCAATGGCTAAAAAATGGCAGCAAGACCAGACTGGCTAAAGGCAAGACTAGAAGCGGAGTTCCAAGGCCCGAAAAAGCCTTGGGGCGGTGCAAGACTAGGTGCTGGTAGACCAAGAACAAGACCCGTTGGGACCGCGTTCAACGTCCGTTTAAACGGCCTTCAACGTCTGTCATTGGAAGAGATGGGTAATGGTAATGTAGAGGCTGGTTTACAAGCATTGGTAGATAAATATTTATAGGAAATGTAATGGAAATTAACCCAGAACGAGCCATTGTGTTCATCCAAGAAAACGCTTTGCCTTACGCACAAGCCAAGGCAGACAGGTTGTTCATTGAGGGCTACTTAAAGGCGATTAAAGCCACTTTGATGAACGAATCTGACTCCAGCAGCCTTGGAGCCAAGGAACAGTACGCTTACAGCCATGAGCGTTATCTTGAGCAATTGAGCGCAATGAAAGTTGCCGTTGAACAGGAAGAACGCCTGAAGTACCTGATGGAAGCCGCAAAGATGAAAATTGAGGTTTTTAAGACTTTGGAATACACCAAACGCACAGAAATGCGTATATAATTCTTCCGTCAAGTGCTGGCACACAAGACAAAACATGAGGCCATTTTCTCATGCGTTACTCCGAAAGGAACTGTTGTGCCAGCATCAGAACGCAGTAGAAAGTGGCTTTTTTGCGTTCTAGGCCGTCAGGGCGCGATAGCAAATGGTCTGCATGGACTGAACCCGATAAACACCGCACACTGTTACACCCCAGTGCAAAAGGCGACCAGCGTTGGTTAACCGACTGGTAAAGCACAAGATAACTCAGGTGGAAACTAGGTCTTGTGTATAAGTGAATTAACCCGTCCAGCGCAGCTTGGATATGTATATTGGTTTGTATGGTTTTGGTAGGCATTGGATACATATTTACATATTGGAGCAGGTGAGATAAGCCCTCTTATCCACCCTAGGATTAACTTTGGCTGGAGAATGATGTGATTGAAAAACACGACTATTACAGGGACAAAGACCTGCTAAAACTGGCAGAAGACCAGCATTGTCTTTTGCAAGTGCCAAATTTTTGCAGGGGGGGGTCTTCCACAATTGTGGCTTGTCACAGCAATTCCGGCTCCAATGGCAAGGGCAAAGGCATCAAGGCATCAGATGCCGATACGGTGTGGGGGTGTCACTCCTGCCACCAATGGCTAGATCAAGGCACAGCCAGCAAAGAAGAAAAAGAAACCATCTACTACCAGGCATATAGCCAGCAGGTCGTAGAGTGGCTTAAAATCGCTCGTAGCATCAGCCTTAAACCTTGGAAGGTGGAAGCTGCTCGAAACGTACTCAAACACCTGGAAATCAATCATGGATAAGATCGGCGACTTCATTCTCACTTTGCTGCATAGCATCACAAACACCCATATCCTGCACTGGCAAGCACCGACCTATTCGGAACATATTGCATTAGGTGAGTTTTACGATGAATTGTCCGATCTGGTTGACACTCTGACAGAATCCATGATGGGAAAGTACCAAACAGTCCCGACTTTCCCCGTGACTTACCACGGGCCAGCAGCCACCGGACTAGAAGAATTGGTAACGCTAGGCATCTATTTCTCCGAAGGGCGAAAAGACCTTCCGCAGGATAGCGAAATCCAAAACCTATGTGATGAAATCCAGGCATTGATCGACCAAACAACATATAAACTCAAATTCTTAAAATAGCCAACAAAACCAGCCTTTTTTCCAGCAAAGAAATTAGGCACTCAAATTTTTTGAGGGGGGGGATCAAGCATTTTTCCCCTGCAAAACCCTCAATTTTCCGGTCAGATCGACCCTGCCGACCCCTCGCACCCCCTCCCGTTTACCCGATTTTTGGGAAAGCCCATACCCTCAGGCATAGCCCGCAAAGCCGATATAAAGCCGATATATCGTGCATTGGACAATGGTTGACCCAATGCCCTACCCAATAGCGGATCGTCGCATATTTAGCCCCTTAAATTTTCAAGGCGCACTGATCCATCGCACCGGCTGCAAAGCGAAGGCGCGGCTATCCATGCGACAACAATGGCGCAAAAAAAGCCCCGAAGGGCTAGGCGTTAGCGGTAGTAGCGTAGGTCATCAATGGGGCAGACAATCCATTTTTTGGGCTGACCATTAGGTTTTTTCCATAGATCAACGCTAAATTCTTTGTGGTGAATAGCACCATACCCGCGCTTTATCTCGGATTGTGTAGGGTTTCTCCAAGCGTTAATTGTGGTTACATCCGCGCGAAAAGGTAAAAAAGTGGTCATGTTTCAATTCTCCATTAACAACAAATTAACAACAAATTAACAACAAAATCATTAACTTATTAAAATCGAATAAAAAAATGCATCATGAGCATTTTTAGCGGCTTCTTTCCAAGGCAATCCTTCTTTTTTATTTGAAATTGCTATTTTTGCCCAATATCGCGCAATACGTTTTGCGTTTAAATAGTCATAAGTCCAATTATCCATTTCAATTCTCCGGTATAGGGCAATAGCACCCAGCAAAGCCCACAAAATGGGCTTCACTTGAAGCTATCAAAGGTAAGAAAAAAGAACATAGGCCAGTGCTAGGCCAATTGATACCGCTAGGGCATAGTCGTACAGAGCAGATCGACGTTTCAGGGGTTTGTAGTGGGTTCGCATAGTTACGCCTTAGATTTCATGTTCAGTGCAAAAGTGTCATAACCTGCGGCTTCCAG